GACCTCACTGACCACAGATGACAACCCAGATTTGAAGGGGTTCGTAAAGAACGAATCAGCTTCTAAGGCTAAAGACCCGCGGTTAATCACAATGGACACACCTGAGCACAAAGCCTCATATGGTGCTTTCGTCTATACTCTTATGGAGCACATGAAGGAAGCATCGGGGGACTATGGCTATTACACACCAGGTATGAAACCAATAGAAGTGGCAGAGAAGGTAGCAGATATCGCGTCAAATTCCGAGTTCATGACGGAAGCAGATTTGGAGCGGTATGATGGAACTATGACAAGTTTCGTCAGGACAGTGTTTAAACGCTATGCACTACGTGTGTTCTCTAAGAGATACCACGATGAGTTTAGCGTACTGCATTCCAAGAGCTTTGACCGGAAGGTCAAGGTTAGGGATGCAGAGGGAGGCAAGACAGTATACGAATCACTTTGGATCATACTGTCGGGCTTCACTGACACGTCTGTGTTTGGCACATTCGGCTCTTTGTTCTCACTCTATGTGGGCTTGAGGAAATCCAAGAAAAATGGAAAATTCCTCTCGCCGGAGGAGGCTTGGACTATAATACTGGAGAAAGTAGGCGCGTGCGGAGATGACTTAACTGTCGGAGACGTACGCGCATCCGTCGTCGTAAACGGAGCTAGCGCAGTAGGATTTAGATCCAAAGCAAAGGAAGTGCAGCAGGGAGAGGTAGGAGTAGAATTCCTATCTCGTGCATATGGACCATACGTCTGGACAGGAGATCCAACATCAGTAACGTGCCTACGGAGGCAGTTATCTAAATTTCATACCACAGGACATCTCTCCGGAGTCACTGCGCAAGAAAAGATGTTGGAAAAGGCTAGAGCATATCTACTAACAGATCGGAACACACCCATATTAGGGGAGTTCTGCGAGGTGGTAGAGAGACTAGCCGATTCGCCCTTGGAGAGGCAATCAAACACTAAGCTACTTGAACGTTGGCAGTCTGATCTGGACTACGATGTTCAATACCCTAATGACTATCAGGATTGGATGGAAGAATACGCAGTGAGCGAGCTTCCAGACTTTGATGTGTCAAGTTTTAGAGAATGGGTGAATAGTATCAGTGATTTTGAACAACTCTTCGAGATACCTCTATTTGAGGAAACACGAGCGGTTGAGACGAAACAACCGGTTGTTGTTGACGGCGACTTACTCCTCCCAGCAAACCCAGCCGAGGAACCCGAGAATAGGAAGGGATCCATAAAGGCACCACAGGAAGACA